TATAATTAATAACAGTATAAAATAATTAAACATGAATACAAAAAACTTAAAAATTGGCATTACATTAGGATTAAAATCGACAGATGAATCGATTTGGACTAATGGTATTAAACTAAATGTCTTAATTTTTTTAAAAATGTTAAAAAAATCATCAAAAAATTATCAAGTAACTCTTTTAAACACAGTAAAATTAGATTTCACAAAAAAACCTGACTATTTGAAAGATATTGATATTCATTACTTCAATGATAAGTATGAAGAGATGGATTTAATCGTTTGTATGGGAGCTCAGGTTGATGATGAATTATTATCTAAATTCAAAGAAAAAGATAAAAATAAAAAAGTTATATCTTATAAATGTGGTAACAATTATATAATCACCGCAGAAAATATCTTATTTAAACCATCTGAAGATAAATCATTTCAATATGAGAAAACATACGATGAAATTTGGTATATCCCACAACAACACGAAACAAATTATGGTTTTTATCGTACTTTATATAGAACTAACGCAATTATGGTACCATTTGTTTGGGATAGTCAATTTCTTTTCGATGGCTTAGTAGATATTGAAAGGGGTTATAAAGACGGTAGATATAAAAAAGGGTACAAATATAATGCAAATAAAAAAGAAAAAGTTATAGGTATTATGGAGCCAAACCTAAATATGGTTAAATTTTCATTAATACCAACTATGGTAGTTGAGCAATCATATAGAACAAGAATAGGTAAAGAACATATTGAAAAGTTAATGATAACTAACTCAGATACAATTGCTAATCACAAAGAATTTTTATCAATAATTAAGACTTTCGATATGTTTAAAGATGGTAAAATCTTCGCCGAAAAAAGATATCAAACCGCATATATCGTAACACAATTTATTGATGTTATTGTATCACATCAATTATTAAATCCATTGAATTATCTTTATTTAGATGCGGTATATATGGGATACCCAATTTTACATAACGCACCATTATGTAAAGATTTAGGTTATTATTATGAAGGTTCTGATACTATAGATGGTGCTAAAAAATTAAACTATATTCTAACCGAACATGACAAGAATTTAGAAGAATATGATTATAGAAACAAACAGGTTTTGAGTAGATATTCTCTTCAAAATGAAGAGTTAGTTGCTAATTATGATAAATTAATTGACAATTTATATAACGGTAGTAATGTCGATATGAAATACGACCCAACTAAAAATCTTTGTTTTAAACAATACTAAATTTTCATTTAAGTTAAAATCTGTAAGATAGTTAAATACTATTTTACAGATTACTTGTTTGTTTGACAAACATAGTAACAATATTTTCTTTTTCTTCTTCAGTTTCAGATGAAAACCATAACCATATAAAAGAAGCATCAATTTTTCTTATTTCATCTTTTTTTACCTTAATTAAAAAATTAAGTACATCGATATCTTCAAAATCTAATTCTATGGGAATTTTTAAATCCACTGAAATTTGGAATAATTCTAATATATTAAAATTATCAGCGGCAACGGTTGCTTTTCGATAAATTTCAATTAATTCATTTGAATTTGTTTTATCAGGGTGAGTTAATTTAGCAATTTCTCTATATAATTTTTTAACTTTATTTTTTGTTGAGAATGAAACATTTTCAGGTTTTTTTTCTTTATCTTCTTCAAGATTAAATTCAGTCCCATTAGACTCTTTAGGTTCTGCAAAAGGTATATTTAAGGATTTCCTTATCTCACCAACTTTCTCCATAAAAGTAGTTTTAGTTTCACTAATCACTTCCTTACGGTACTCATCTTCTGTTGATAAAAAATTATACTCTTGTATTAATTTTTTAATCTCTAATTTTTTAAGTCTATCTTCCATTTATAATGATAAATATTTGATTTATATAAATTAATTAATTATTCTTGTAATGACAAAAGGTGAATGTTGTTATAGAAACAACAGCTAATGAACCAATTAAAACATTTATTATGATAACGGAAGAAGAAATTAAAACCTTCTTAGAAGGTAATGACCCTGAAGAGCACATCGTTGCTATCGAATTTGATTATGTCTCAGATTCAATCTATAAAATAAAAGAAATCCCCGGTAAAGGTAAAGAAATCAGAAAAGACACTTTCACAGCATTCGCATGGGTTGGTGATTTACGTGGATTAAACTTTTATAATTCCAATAAACACGAACAAAAAGCCGGTATGACCAAACATGGTATAGTAATCGAAAAATTACGAACTACCGATAATGATGGTACACCAAATGAAAGGTTAGAAAATGGTTTAAATTTTATGGTTAAATCATTAAAAGGTTACCGTTCATTAATACAGTTTTTTAGAGATGGTGGTTTAGACCCATGGGGAGAAAGAACAAAAAATAAGATTATGATTCTACCTCCAGTAGAACAATATCTAATTTCAAGAGAAAAAAGGTTATTTAAAGGATTTGAGGAGTATAATGAAATTACTAGATTGTCATTTGACTTAGAGACGACCGCTTTAGAACCTAAAGATGGTCGTATTTTCATGATAGGTATTAAAACTAACAAAGGTTATAAGAAGGTAATTGAGTGTTCAAATGAAGATGAAGAACGAAGAGGTTTAACCGAGTTTTTTAGAATCATTGACGAATTAAAACCAAGTATTATTGGTGGTTATAATTCAGCGAACTTCGACTGGTATTGGATATTTGAACGTTGTAAATCTTTGAATTTAGACATTAAAAGAATATGTAGGACACTTAACCCTAAGAACACTATTAAACAGTCTGAAAACCTCTTAAAACTAGCCAATGAGGTGGAAAAATATGTTCAGGTTGGAATGTGGGGTTATAACATTATTGATATTATCCATTCGGTTCGTAGAGCGCAGGCAATCAACTCAGGTATTAAATCTGCGGGTTTGAAGTATATTACCAAGTATATTGATGCTGAGGCTAAAGACCGTGTATATATCGACCACTTAGATATCGGACCATTCTACGCCAAGAAAGAAGAATATTGGTTAAACGTTGAGAACGGTAATTATAAAAAAGTTGGGTTTAGTGAAAAGATTGATGAGGTTTGTGAACGTCATCCCGACATTTATATTAAAGTTAAAGGTGATGAATTAGTAGAACGTTACTTAGATGACGATTTAGAAGAAACATTATTAGTAGATGAACAATTTAATCAAGGTACATTTCTATTAGCATCATTAGTTCCCACAACATATGAACGTGTCTCAACAATGGGGACTGCAACTTTATGGAAAATGATTATGTTGGCATGGTCATATAAACACAAATTAGCTATACCTGAAAAACAAGATAAAGGTGCATTTGTCGGTGGTTTGTCAAGATTACTCAAAACAGGTTATTCAAAAGATGTGTTAAAACTCGATTATTCATCACTTTATCCATCTATACAATTAGTACATGACGTTTTCCCTGAATGTGACGTTATGGGGGCTATGAAAGGTATGTTAGCCTATTTCAGAAATTCTCGTATTATGTATAAAAATTTAGCTAAAGAATGGGAGAAAAAAGATAAGAAAACATCACTTAAATTTGACCGAAAACAATTACCAATTAAGATTTTTATTAACTCATTATTTGGTGCTTTATCAGCCCCACAAGTTTTTGCTTGGGGTGACATGAATAAAGGAGAACAAATTACGTGTACCGGTAGGCAATATTTACGTCAGATGGTTAAATTCTTTATAAAGAAAGGTTATACCCCAACAGTACTTGACACGGATGGTGTAAACTTTTCATTACCTGAAGGTGGTGTTGATGATAGACGATATATAGGTAAAGGGTTAAATTGGTTAGTTAAACCGGGTAAAGAATATACAGGTTTTGATGCCGATGTTTCTGAATTTAATGATATGTTTATGAGAGGTGCTATGGGTCTTGATTGTGATGGGACGTGGAAGTCTTGTATAAATTTAGCAAGAAAGAATTATGCGACTATGGAACATAATGGTAAAGTTAAATTAACAGGTAATACTATTAAATCGAAAAAATTACCATTGTATATTGAGGAGTTTCTGGATAAAGCGGTTAAACTTTTACTTGAGGGGGATGGTAAAGGATTTGTTGAGTGGTATTATGAATATTTAACTAAGATTTTCAATCAGGAAATCCCCCTTATGAAAATCGCACAAAGAGCTAAGGTTAAATTAAGTTTAGATGATTATAGAAAAAGAAGTACTCAAAAAACAAAATCGGGTGGTTCATTATCTATGATGGCACATATGGAATTGGCAATTAAGGAAAAATTAAATGTTAACCTTGGTGATATTATTTTCTATGTTAATAATGGTGCTAGAGCTTCTCATGGGGACGTACAAAAGATAAATAAACCAAAAACAGGATGGAAACAAGAACATATAGATAGTTACCTTAAATCATATGGTAAACACCCCAGTGAATCGTTAGAACATATGATTCAACTAAATTGTTATATGTTAGATAGTAGTAAATTTGAATCTAATCCTGATATGACAGGCGAATATAACGTACCAAGAGCTATAACGACATTTAATAAACGTATAGAACCTTTATTAATTGTTTTTAATAAAGATGTTAGAGATAGTTTAATTGTTAGTGACCCTGAAGAACGTTCATTTTTTACAACAGAACAATGTCAATTAATTAATGGTATACCATTTAAAACTGAAGACCAAGATACTGTTGAAGATTTATTAACAATTACTGATGAGGAATTAGATTTTTGGAAAAAGGTTGATATTGACCCTAACTACATTTATGAGTTAGCTGAGCCGGGTTGGGAAGAATACATAAATTAATTTTATGATAAATAAAAAAGGTTTTAAACTTTAATTGAAGTTTAAAACCTTTTTCATAATAGGTAGTTGTGAAACTAATAACTTTACTCCATTTTTAAACCATCAGAACTGATAATATACCAAACACCTTCTAAAGATAAGAACTCAACACAAGCTCCTTTATCAAGAAAAATTTCATCATATTCTTCATCAATTTTTCCGATTAATGGGGTTATTAAAAGTTTAGTTAATGTTTTAATTCTAATATGGTCAGTTGTTGTGGAATCTAAAATTAACCTACAGTTAGGATAATCTTTAAATAAAATAAATGATTCGCCATTTGTTTTATAGAATTCCTCATTAACAATACGGTTAATTGGATTATCTACTCCTTGTAAAAATACTTTATCGCTAATTAATTTTTTTTTAATGTTATGTTTCATACTAAATGATATAAATTTGTCTTGGCATTGCCCTAAATTTAAGTTGTTTATTTAAATTTTCAGCGATGAACGCTTCACGTTCTAATACTTTATCAGGTCTTAATCTTGTTAATTTACCTTCAGCACCAATTAATTCTTCAATTAATTTAGATTTTTCATCTTTACCTTCAGTTGCTAAACTTTGGTAATCCATGGTTAATTCAGAGTCAGGTGTTTTTAAATTACCACTGTATTTTCCTCTTACTTTCGATAATGTTTCTTTACAAGACGCTACAAACCAACGTCTAACCCAAACTTGAGCCGGGTTATTTAAGTCAGTCCAAGACATCTTATCAAATGGTACATCTGATGGTAATTTAATAATATCAGGATTATCTTTTAAACATTTATCTCTATCTGCAGGACCAACATCATAATACCAATACCATACTTTACCTCTCATTAATGATGAATTACCGAAATCGAATTTACCTCCCGGTGTATTCATTAAGTGTAAAGCCTTTTTACCTTCGGGTAGTGCGGTTATCTTATACGTTAATTCACCCGCAATAATTCTTCGTTGTATGTTAATTTCTTGCATTCTTAATAACATATCAAATGCCGGCATCATAAAGAATGACCCTGACATACCCATTTGTGAGAAACCACCAGGTCCTCCTAATCCACCCGCGCCTAATGCTCCGAAAGTCCAAGGGTCAAATAATAAGTTATTTAATTCTGCCGGTGTAAACCATAAAATTTCATTTATTTCACGATTAGCAGGTATCTCATATATTTGTTGATTTTTTTCTAACTGAATAAAATCTTTTTTCAATTCCCAATCACCACCAGCTTGTAAACCAACTATTTTAGAATACGCATATGTGTATCTTGTTTCATAATCTAAACTTTTAGTTATGAACGCTTTTGTTAAAGATTGTGTGTCTAAATTTAGATTATATAACGATGTCCATTGAGATTCAATTAACCAATTTTGTACTTGTTCAGAATAATCATCAATTGAGAATTCTAAAAGAGTATCCATTTGTTCATCTTCTAATTCAACAGAACGAAGAGGTGCACCTAATAAGTGTCTAACTTTAGTATAAAGTTCGGTTCTTTGTGGTTCAGGAATAACAGCCATAATAAATTGTTTTATATATAAATATTATTTACATATAATATAATCGCTTTCGGCTTTAGTTATTTTTTTAGTAACCTTTTCTAATATATCATTATTTTTATTATAGATAAAAGTATCTATCTCATTAAATTTAGGATTAATTCTGAAACGTATACTTAATCTAAGTTCTTTACAATTTCGTTGACCCTGATTTGACCAATATAATTCAATATATTCAATAGGAATTAATTGATTTTTCTCGAAAAAAATACCTGATAATTTATTTTTAATATTATTCAAATAATTTTGACCTTCAATTTTAACCCAATTGTAAATAGAATTAACTATTTTATTATATATTTCAAGGTATTCAGGTTTTAAATGTGAAATTTTACTTTCTTTAAACACTGAAAAAAATTCGGATAAATAACTATCAATTTCAGTATCCATCATTTTAACTTCAAATAATGAACCTTCATCAAATTTTTTTATTTTTTCGTCATTTTCAATGTAATATAAAGGTGTTTTACTAACTATATCGGATTTTATTGGTTGGGGATTGTTTAATGAATTTTTAATACATTTTTTAATGTCTTCTAAAAATTTAATAATTTCTCTTTTATTATTTTTAATATCACCGATTAAATAAATTAGTTTTTTATCTATATCATCACCACATTTATAATCTAATTCAAGTCGAGTTCTTTTAGCGTTAAAATTATCACCAATAAAATTATTTTCGTATTTAAGATATTCTTTTTCTCTTATTTTACGTAATAAATCTTCAATGTTTGAGGGGGTTTCATTAGTATTCCTTAAACGTTTTAACATCTTTTTGGTTTCATCATTATCGTATTCTTCATCGTTTATAAATTCCGAAATTAATTTAAGGAATGTTATAGTTCTATTTTCATCTTTTAATGATAATTCAATTATTTTTGGTAAAGTACCCGCCTGTTTAATTTTGAAAAAATTATATAACACTTTAATACTTTCAGATAAATCGTTTTTTAATTCATCTGATATATTTTCATTTGATTCTAATTTATATAATTCACAATATTGAGGATTAGTTCCTTTTTTCTTAGATTGTTTACATAATAAACTCAAATAACTTTCTTTAATTTCAGGGAATAACGTTTTCTGAATTATATTTGTATATTGTTCTTCAGTAATAATAATTTTCATACTAATAAATATGACGAATTAAACTTGTTTCAGGGAAAACATAGTTCCCATTGATTATTTTACTATTTTTATTATCAAAAATGAATATTTCTGTTTTTTTAGTAAAAATAATCCAATCGGTATTATAGTTTTTAACTCCGCTAGATTCGAACACGGTAAATTCATCATCTTTTTTTACAATATCAGACGAAGGTTTAATTTGTGTTGTATGTATAACACCATTCACAATTACTAAACAATCAACACCTTCTACCATATCTCTCTCACTACCAAGTGAACCAATTTTACTTACATTATCATCACCAAAAATTTTCTTTAATTTATTCACTACATAATCTTCTCTTTGTTCACCCCACGCGTTAGTTTGAGTTAAACTTGACATTATGTTTTGAAATGTTGACGATTCGGTTGAAAATATTCTATCTTTAAAATGTCTAATGACTTTTATTAATCTGTCGGTTTCGTTAATCTGTTCTGAAGGTGTTTTGCCAATTAATTTAATTTCGGGTTTATTTAGTTTTACTAAAACTTTATTAATGTCCTGAATTAAGATACAAAATCCTGTATAATTGGTATTAAGTTTATTAATTACAGACCTACCCGGTGATTCTAAGTCGTATATTCCAAACATTTGACCTTCACCATATTCGTTTTTATTGTAGTAATTATTAGGGAAAACTTCTTTAAGAATTTTATTAATTTCATTTTTAAAGATTTCCTTAACTGTGGAATTAGTGTCGAAAATTTTACGATATTCTTTATTCAATATCGTACTACATTTTTCTGATTTAGATTCATTTAAAACTAATTTTGGTGTGATATTTTCATTAATTACAGTATCAGTTTTCATTTTATATAGTTTATTTACAAAATCCCAATTAACACATTTCCAAAAATTACTAATATATTCATCTCTTTTATTACGATATTTCAAATAATAAGCATGTTCCCATAAATCTAACCCTAACAACGGATAACCTCCATTTTCAATAACATTCATTAACGGATTATCTTGGTTTGCGGTTGTAACAATTTTTAATGTTTTTCGTTTAGTTAATACTAACCAAACCCAACCTGAACCAAATCTACTCTTAGCGATTTCCTCAAATTTTTTCTTAAAATTATCTAAAGTTTCATATTCTTTTTTTATAATATCCAATATTTCACCTGAAGGTTTTTGTGTTTTAGGTGTTAGCATTTTCCAAAATAACGCATGGTTAAATGCACCGCCAGCGTTGTTTCTAATTGTTTTATTATAACGACTAATACTTTTAATGATATCTTCTAACTCAATATCACCGTAATCTTTTTTACTTAATGCGGAATTTAATTTGTCAACATACCCTTTATAATGTTTATTATAATGATAAGACATTGTTTCAGGGTCAATAAATTGTTTTAAAGATGAATATGAATAAGGTAACTTATCGATACCTATTTTTTTCATCTCCAATAAAAACATATTTTTATTATTAATAGTTTCTAATTGTTCAGTTAATAAATTAATTTTATTTTCAATAGATTTCATATTAACAATAAATATATTATCTTTTATTATTAATACGATTCATAATTTCTTCGATAATATCGCCTTTATCTAAATTATCACCCATTACAGTATCAATGATATTTTTTTTACTTGATAACATATCATAAATAACTCCTTCAATAGTGTTTTCAAAAATAGGGTAATAAACAGAAACACTATTTTTTTGACCATATCTATAAGCCCTATCTTCAGCTTGTTGGTGATGTGCCGGAACAAAAGATAAATCGTTCATTATACATGCTTCACCTGCGGTTAAAGTAATACCCACACCCGCAGCTTGTAAATTTCCAACAAAAACTTTTACTTTATCATTTTCTTGGAATTGGTCAACGGCGTGTTGTCTTTGTGGTTTACTACAAGAACCATCTAAATAAACGGATTGTTTACCAAAATGTTCATGTATCTGTTTTAAAACATCAGTAAAATTAGTGAATACTATCACTTTTTTATCTTGGTCTATGATATTTTGAACTAATTCAATTGTATGACTAATTTTTTCAGTTGCAATTATTTGTCTAACTTTCATTAACTTACTAAATTGGATTGTTAATGATTTAGATTCTTCTTTTTTATTTTCATACCAATTATAATATTCTCCAACAACTGTTTCATATTCTTTAGATTTTAATCTAAGATAAACAGGTGTTATGATTTTATCAGGTAAATCTAAAACTTCAGTTTTTAATCGTCTTAAAAATTGTTTAGATGTTCTATCTCTAAGTTCTTCAAGGTTAGAAGCACCACTAACGTTCCAAATTTTACGATTCCCCGCTTTAAATTGATAACCCTGACAGTAACGTATAGCATATGCCATCCAATTTTGAGAAACAGGACTTTCAATTAATTGAAGTAAATTAAAATAATTCATAGGTCTATTAGTCATTGGTGTACCTGTTAACAACCACAATCTTTCGACTTTTTTACTGAAACTATTAATTAATTTAGTTCTGTTGGATTGGGGGTTTTGAGCGTAATGAGCTTCATCGATAATAATTAACTCAAAGTTACTTTTAGTTAGTAATGAATTTTCTTTATCTTTTAAATCGTAGAAGTTTTTTAAAATATCATAATTAACTATTATAAAATCATCTTCAGTTGAGTATTTTTTACCTTCAGCTATAAACACACTTCTATCACTATAATTTTTTATCTCCCTCATCCAATTAATTTTTAAAGATGCGGGACAGATAATTAATATTTTTTTAGCACCTGTTTCTAAAGCGGCTATTATGGTCGAAGTCGTTTTCCCCAAACCCATATCGTCCGCTAAAATAAACCTTTTAGAACCTGCCAATTTTTCAATAGCTATCTTTTGGTGTTCTAATGGTGGTCTATGTGAATACTTAGAATAATCAATCTCAACTTTTTCAATCTTATGTGTTTTAAGTAACGCACCTTTAGGTAACCAAAAATCACTTATAGTTTCACCTGATAAAATTTTACCCCAAATATGATATGATTTATCTTTCTCAACTAAAAGTTTTTCAACCCACACTTCTTTAGGTATTTCAGTATATAACTTTTCATCGGCAATTTTTTTAGCAAAATAAGGGTCAATTTCCACCCATTTTTTAGCAACTTTAGGTTCAACCTCAAAAAAATTAGTAATATAATCCGATTGTGACCTAGTTGGGTAAAAGTTCTTATTTTTTTGTTTTTGTAATTTTAATTTTAAAATATAGTTATTACCACCTGAATAATTTTCTAATATTTCAATGGCACGTTGTTCTATAGTTTGATTAATATTTTCCAAAATAATATTTTTAAAAATAAAAATAATAAATAAATAGATATTTATCAATATGTCAAGTAATAAAGTTCCAATAACACGTCTAGGAAAATTTTTCGGTGATAATGATTTTAATTTAGACATCTCAATGGGTGAAGAATGGTTACATGGTGATATGAACTTCACGTTGGTTTTATACCGTGTAGATAGAATCAAAACTAAAACTGATAATGTTTACGGTGAAACCCCTTCAGATGGTATTAAATTTTTACCACCTGTTGAGTTTAAAGGTTATGTTCAAATATTACCACCTGAAAATAAAAATTTAGGTAATAGTAAACTTAACCAAGTTGAACCAGGAAATTTAAAAGTAGGTGTTTATCAGAAACAATTAGATGAATTAGAAATTGATATTAATTTCGGTGATTATATTGGTTATTACGAAACCGAAAGTAGAGTCAGATATTACACGGTTAATAATGATGGTAGAGTTGTGTCAGATAATAAACATAACTACGCGGGTACTAAACCATACTATAGAAGTATTATAGCATCACCTGTAACTGATAATGAATTTAGAGGTTTATAATTTGTTAAAAAATTAAAATATAATGCCATTACCAAGAAAAATAAAAAAACATATACCATTAACTGAAACTAAAACTTTATTTCCTAGAAGAGAAGAATTAGTCGATAAAATCAATAAAGATGGTACATTTTTACCTAAATCTATTTTACATAATGATTTAGATGGTGGTTTTTTAAATTTTGTTAAAAACGATTTAAAAACAGTTGTTGATGGTAAAGAAATACCAATGGTCGATATCTTAATCACCACACAAAATTGGTCACAATTTATTGAAACTTGGAGTTTTCAAAATTTAGATAAGAATGTCGAACCTCCTTTGATTTCTGTTGTTAGAGTTCCCGAAGTAAAATATGGAACAAATCCCGCGATATTATACACAATACCTAATAGAAAATTATACTTTTACGCACAAGTACCGACGTGGGATGGTCAAAGACAAGGTATGGATATCTATAAAATTCCTCAACCTGTACCAGTTGACATTACATTTCAAGTTAAAATAGTTTGTAATAGAATGAGAGAATTAAACACTTTTAATCAAATTGTTTTGGAAAAATTCTCATCAAGACAATCTTATACGGTAATTAAAGGTCATTATATTCCAATTGTTATGAACAACATAACAGATGAATCGGTTATGGATGTCGAAAAGAGGAAATATTATATTCAAAGTTATGAATTCACAATGTTGGGTTTTATTATTGATGAAAATGAGTTTGAAGTGTCACCGGCAATTAACAGGGTCTTACAAACATACGAAGTTGATACGAATAAAACTAAAAAACAAAAATTAATTAATTCTAATCCTAAAAGTACTACGATTGATGTGTTATTTGTTGTCGGTAATACAATGATTACACAATTATTTGATTATACATTAGATTTAAATGTAGGAAGTACTACTAACATATCTACGTATGATATATTAATTAATAATGACTATTACGGTTCTGATATAAGTAGAATTCAAATTAATACAAACGATGTATTAAAAATAATAGTAACAAAAATTGACGATACACAAGAATCGTCGATTGTATTTTATAATGTATTGATTTAATTATCACTATAAGGGTCTTTAGTATTCTTACATTTCTCAAGAATTAATTTTTCTAAGAACCTATATATCTTAATTCCCCTTTTTTCGCAATATTCTTTTAAGATATCATGAATTTCTTCAGATATTTTTAAATTTTTTATTTTTTTATTTTCATCACTCATATTAAAAAACATGGTAAATAAACCACCTAAAATATAAATACATTGATGTTTGTAAAGTATTTTGGTTTTTTTTAGAATATTTATCATAAAATAAAACATAATAAAAAAAAACAGAAAAAATAATGGCAACATCAACAAACAGCAAAGTATTTGTATCGCCAGGCGTTTACACATCGGAAGTTGATTTGAGTTTCGTAGCTCAGAGTGTTGGGGTAACTACATTAGGTATCGTGGGTGAGACTTTAAAAGGTCCGGCTTTTGAACCTATATTTATCACAAACTATGACGAATTCTCAACTTATTTCGGTGGTACATCACCTGAAAAATTTATAAATACACAAATCCCTAAATATGAGGCATCATATATCGCTAAATCTTATTTACAACAATCTAATCAATTGTTCGTAACAAGAGTGTTAGGTCTTTCAGGTTATGACGCAGGTCCTTCTTGGTCTATCGTAACTAAAGCAAATGTTAATCCTAATACTATTGGTTTAACTTGTGTTAGCTCAACAACAGTTGATTGTGTTACAGAATGTGTTGAATATTTATCAGTTCCATTTACATTTGATTTTTCAGGTTGTACTTCGGATTCTAATAGTATTTCATTATTAGATTCAACTCAATTACCTGAATATATCTTAGAAAAGATTAATTTACCTTATGAACAATTTAATGGTAGTGTTAGTAGTTTAAGTGCTAATGTTCAAACTCAATTATTTTCAATAATTAATACACCATCTTTAAGTGCAACATCAATCTATTATTATGGTTCAATACCTGGTGTTGATTATAGTGGTTTAACATCTTACACTAGTAAAACAAATGTTTACGGTGTTAGTAATTTAAATTCAGATTTAATTGATTATTCAAATTCATTAAATGACCCTTGGTATTATTCATTATTCGATAATATCGGAGGTGGCGTATATACAGGTTCATCTTTCTATAATGTTGTTAATAACATTGAAGAAATTTCGTCTTTGTCTAATTGTGCTTCATTCTATAACTTTAGTGTAAGTGGTACACCTGGTAATATTAATTATAATAATAATAGTATCTACGTTTATTTACCTGAAGGTACTGATTTATCTAATGTAATAGTTGATTTTAGTGCATGTACTACAGGTGTTACTGTTGATTCAGTAATACAAGAAAGTGGAGTTACAGTTAATAATTTTACAGGTGGTTGTTTAACTTATACATTAGTTTCAGAAGATTCTTCAGTTTCAACTGATTGGACTATTTGTGTAACTACTGATAATCCTTGTAATCCGGCTACTACAGGTAATACAGGTTCTTTCAATGGTGGTTCTGTAAATACTTGTTATTCAGGTACTGTTACCGGTGTATTATATGTTTATACAGGGGAAACTTATTCTGATTATGACGATTTAGTTGTTACAACTCTTCGTTCAAGAGGTGTTGCGAATTATTCTAACGATAATGGTGCTGTATACGAAGTTCCTGAACTTACCGGTGTTACATTAAACATGTCAGGTTTATACTCAGGTGTTACAAAAAATCCATTCTCAACATTTGCTATTAATGTTACTAATAAAGACGGTGAATTATATATTTTCGACGTATCATTAAGTAACTCAGATTCTAAATATATTAGTAAAGTTTTAGGTTCATCAAACTTCTCAAAAGATAGAACAACAGTTCCATTATTTGTTGAGGAAAGATACCAAAATTTATTAACTTATGGATGGAGAAAAGGTTATATCAGAGGTTTAAGTACTCAACTTGTGGCTTTACCAGATGCTAGACAAGGTTTTGACCCAACATCTATTGGTTATTATTTAGAAAAATATCAATCACCAAGTTCATCATGGGTTGTTTCTGAATTAAGAGGTAATAAAGTTTATAACTTGTTTAAATTCACAACAATATCTGATGGTGATTCAGCAAATACTGAAGTTAAAGTTTCAATCGCTAACATATCATTTAGTAACGGTACTTTTGATGTTATAGTACGTGATTATTTCGATTCTGATTCTGCACCTGTAGTTATAGAAAAATTCACTAACTGTAGTATGGATTCTAATCAAAATAATTATATTGCTAAAAAAATTGGTACTATTGATGGTGAATATGAATTAAAATCTAAATTCATTATGGTAGAAGTTAACGAAAACGCACCATCTGACGCATTACCTTGTGGTTTTAGAGGTTATGATGTTAGAACTTACGCAGGTGTTCGTTCACCTTTCCCTATTTTCAAAACAAAATATGATTATCCGGGTGAAGTAGTTTATAACCCACCATTTGGTTTATCATCAGGTGCTGATGATGCTATCAGAAGTAATGGTGATAATGTTAGAAGAACTTACTTAGGTTTCTCAGATACAATTGGTTATGATGTTGATTTTGTTTCATATAAAGGTAAACAATTACCATTAGACTTGTGTACTGCAACATCAGCATCCGTTTGGGATACTAAAACTAAAGGTTTCCATATGGATAATAGAGCATCAGGTATTACTATTCAAAACACATTCTATGAAAAAGTTTATAATGTTGATGAAGGTAGATATGTTTTAACCGCTGTCACAAGTGCAACAACTGAATTTTTTGTTGGTGATGCTAACTTTAGTTCTGACCCTGATAACGAATCAAATCCATATTATAGATTATTCGCACGTAAATTTACTTTAGTAGTTGCTGGCGGATTTGACGGATGGGATATCTATAGAGAGTCAAGAACTAACACTGATAGATACGTATTAGGTAGGTCGGGTTATTTAAGAGGAGCATGTCCTTCAGTTAAATACCCAACAGCTACAGGATGGGGAGCATTTAAACAAATAACTGTTGGTGACAATACTCAAGATTGGGCAAATACTGATTATTACGCTTACTTATTAGGTCAAAAAACATTTGCTAATCCTGAAGCGGTAAATATCAATGTATTTACAACACCTGGTATAGATTATGTTAATCATTCTGATTTAGTTGAAAGTGCTATAGATATGATTGAAAATGATAGAGCGGATTCAATATACATTTGTACTACTCCTGATTATAATATGTTTGTACCTTCAGTTGGTGACCAAGCAGATTTCATTTATCCTCAAGAAGCTATCGATAATTTAGATAATACTGGTATTGATTCTAACTACACCGCAACTTATTATCCATGGGTTTTAACTAGAGATAGTGTTAATAATACACAAATTTATTTACCACCTACAGCTGAAGTTACAAAAAATTTAGCATTAACCGATAATATTGCGTTCCCTTGGTTCGCAGCCGCAGGTTACACTAGAGGTATTGTAAATGCAGTTAAAGCACGTAAAAAATTAACTCAAGAAGATAGAGATGTTCTTTATAAAGGAAGAATTAACCCTATCGCGACTTTCTCAGATGTTGGAACTGTAATTTGGGGTAATAAAACTCTTCAAATTAGAGAATCTGCTTTAGATAGGATTAATGTAAGAAGATTATTATTACAAGCTCGTAAATTAATTTCAGCGGTTTCTATTAGATTGTTATTTGAACAAAATGACCAAAAAGTAAGACAAGATTTCTTAGACGCGGTTAACCCTATTTTAGATTCAATTAGAAGAGATAGAGGTTTATACGATTTCCGTGTAACAGTTTCTTCAGATACAGCTGATTTAGATAGAAATCAAATGACTGGGAAGATATATATCAAACCCACAAAATCTTTGGAGTATATCGACATTACTTTCTATATCACACCAACAGGTGCATCTTTTGAGAATATTTAATATATTTTTTAAATTAAAAAACCTCTAATACACAATATTAGAGGTTTTTTTTATATCAACAAATATTTATAGACATGAAAAATTACAAAAAATTATTAGAAGGTATTGATGAAACAGGGACACCTGATATGAAATATTACGCATTTGATTGGGATGATAATATCATGATTATGCCAACAAAAATCATCTTAAAAGATGATAATGATAATGAAGTTCCAATGTCAACTGAAGATTTTGCAGAATATAGAACTGAAATTGGAAAAGAACCATTTGAATATGAAGGACATACTATAGTTGGTTTTGCCGATACACCTTTTAGATATTTTACGGTTACTGGTGATAAAAATTTCATTGTCGATTCAATGGTTGCTAAAGAAGGTCCGGCTTGGGGAGATTTCGTAGAAGCTATTAATAATGGGTCTGTATTCTCAATAGTTACGGCTCGAGGACATACACCATCGGTTATGAAAAATGCTGTTTATAATTTAATAGTTTCAAACCATAATGGTATTGATTCTAACGAATTATTAAAAAACTTAGAAAAATATAGACATTTAGCAGATGAAGAAAGTCTTTCAAAAAAAGAAATGATTTTAGAATATCTTGATTTATGTAAATTTTATCCTGTTACTTATGGTGAAGGGTCGGCTAGTAAACCTGAAGAAGGTAAAATTAAAGCTTTAAAAGAATTTATTCAACATGTTAAAAACATTTCTAGTCATATAAAAAAGAAAGCGTTATTAAAAAATAAAGTATCAAATAATGAACCTCAAATAGGGTTCTCTGACGATGATATTAGAAATCTTCAATCAGCAAAAGGACATTTCGAAAATGAGCCTGATAATATACTTAAATTTTATTCAACTGCTGGAGGAACCAAAAAAATATATTAAATAAAATTATT